GTGTTGTCCAGAATGCCAGTCATGCTTACGCCCAGCAGTCTCTCTGCTTCTGTGGTGTCCTTCCAAATCTTTCTGAGGTATTTAAAATCAGTAAGAGTAGATTGATATGTACCTAGAATAGTAGCAAGCTGTACTTTTTTAGCTAGACTTTCTTTTGTGTCGTTCTTTTTAACCACCACCTCTGTAAGATTACAGAACTGGTTGGGTCGTAGGATAATCTCACAACAGGGGTTCGTACCAAACTCAAACTCTGGATCGCGCCTACCATTGACAGCAACCTGCTTCTTGGCAGCAGCACGACTGAACATGCCTCTCTCACCTGACCGGCTCTCGTACAGTGAGTGCCACTCCTTCATAAACACGTTCATGTCAGGCACAGACTTATACACAGCAGAGTTGTTAGCGTAGGACCGATAGCTGTGGTTGTTCCACCAGTCACCAGACTTGGATGCCCGTATCAGATCGTCGCTAAGATTGCTGAGAGAGATAAGGGCTGAACGGCGCACACCGCCTACAACTACTACTTGTGCCGTCTTACAAACGAGATCGTGACACTCTATGCTGCTTAATCGCCGTCCAGCCGCTTTAGTAAACATGTTAACTGCAAAGCGGAACAGATCATTCAGTGGTTCTGGGCCAGAGGCCCGTCCCCCAAAGGTCTTTAGCCGCGCACCGGCAGGACGTACAAGCGACATATCCCACGTTGGGATTTGCCCTGCGTACAGCAGAGACACCAATTCTTTAAATGCTCTTGCCCAACCTGACTTGCTGTCTTTAACTTTAATTATTGTTGTGCTGTCTTCAAAGTGTTCCGCTACGTCTGGAAGCTTCTTGATGCACTCACGCTCAACAGAAAAGCCCACGCCTGTGCCATTCATAAGGATGTACAACACCTCATCAAAGGCTCTTGGGCTGTCGATAGGAACGTAGCTACAGTTGTATGAAGCTACATTGCACCGCTCAACAGCAGGGCCAGCAGTCATCAACAACCGCATAGACGGCATGATATCTAGGTTCAACACAGCACTCTGTAGTTCTGTACGCAGACTTTTGTCGAGACTAAAGTCATTACGTTCTTGGAGCCGTTTTTCCATGTAATTAAAGTATCGGGTAACAGTCTCGTCCCACGTTTCTCTGCGCTGTTCATCGTCTATCCAACGGGAGTAACGAGAAGTATGGATGTACTTCTGGTACGGGGTTGGCAGTTCAGTCATATTGGTTGCGTTCATTTATTATACTCCGTTTGTAGTGTTATTTATCTGCCGCGTATTGTTCCGATGTAATTTAATAATTTTTCTGGTGCTTTTCTAACATCATTTAATTTATCTAGCGGAGGATAATAATTACCTGATATAGATATTCTTGTTTTATTACTACAGTTTCTTGCAGTCATGTGAGGAAGATATGTAGGAAACACAACAAGATCACCGGCTTTTGGTTCAATCTTATGAAAGTGTCTGTACCTATCTACTTGTATTATTCCTATTAATTCCCCGCTTTTTTCTGGCACAGTTACCCAGTATACAAAAGATAGTCCGGGTGGTCCGGGGTCTTGGTGTGTATGAAACATTGTAGACTGATTTGGTTCTACCAAATGTGTCCACGCCTCATCTCCCATTACTAGGTGTTTGTTAATAGACTTTACAACAATGTCTATCTTATCTAACAACTGTGTAACAGCGGGTGTCTTAGGTAAAAGAACATCTTCAACGCTGGAATCTTTTGTGTTGAAGTTCATTCTTGCACTATATGCTTTTGCATTACACTGTTGCAACACATCTTCTTCAATCTGACCATTAGCTACTTCGTCTAAAAGGTTGTGTCTTGACATACCAATTAAGACAATAGGCGAAAACTTTCCCGTAATGTAATCCATTACAATCCGCTTAAATCTGGTTCTTTGTAGTTAGACGACTTCAACACTTTGCCGTCCTCCCTGTAAATCGGTTTGCCGTCATCCCCAAGTTTTGACATGTTGGACTCATGCACCTTATCAAAGATAGCATCCATGTCCCAGCCGTAATCAACGAACAACCCAGTCAAAACGTATAGTAGATCAGCCGCTTCTTTTTTAATTTTATCGGAAGGCATAGGCTCAACGGAGGAATATGAAAATACTAAGGACAATGGAATTGCTTCCATTAATTCTTGGTGTTCTTCTTTAATTAATTTTACACGCCTGTGTATGGATGGTGTTTGACCAAAGGCTTCTTGGAACTCTTTGACGGACTTATAGAATTTGTTCACATCCCAACTCCCTTTTCAAATTCTAGGTCAACGTCATATTCTTTTCGCTTCCTACTAAGGTACTCCAAGTACCACAAAGCTTTATCTAAGTCTTCCATAGGCTTTCCCTTGTACTCATAACGAGCAAGGTACTTTATGACATTACCTTTGAGGTAACCTAGAAACTCTCTCTTTGACATAGACTCTTCTAACAACTGAATTGTTTCAAGATTACCTACGTTGTAATGAGCAGGGCTGTTAACATTGTCATTCGTCATAGTCATCTCCAAACAACCACTGGTCATTAATAACTCTGCTGTGGTATTTAAAACTGTGCTTGTCACACCAATCACCATAGGTTGTTTTTGATCTTTTGTTTATCTTGGTGTTAGCATTCATAAACACAAAGCGAACGTCAATGCTAGGATGCTGCTTACGAAAAGTCAAATGTTTTGTCCTGTCTTCAGACGTAAAAAACCCTTTAGTTTCTACATAGAAGTTATGTTCTGGTATGTAAAAGTCTGGGGTGTAGGTTGTAGGGTTTGGTACATACTCGTAGGAGTCTGGTTCGTAATCAAAGCTAACACCGCGCTTTATAAGATCACTTGCAAACCCAACCTCAAAATTACTTCTGTACTTTGTGCCCATTGCATTTCGTGTCGAGCGTTTACGTTTTGACATGAAAGGGCCTGTATCTGGATTGCATCAATTGGATGCCGTCTAAAAGAAACTCTTTAGTTTTGGGGCACTCAGTATTCATTGGGCTGTTAGCCTCGCTAGATAAAAAATTCTGCTCAATAAAAACACAGGCACCATACTTTAATACATTGATTATGTTGTGTAAATCGTTCTGTATTTTTTTACAGTTTGCTGCGTAGTTGTCGTCACTCCAGTATGCTTCTACAGACATAGCAGGAACCCGCTTTATTGTTATTGGCAAACACTGATCGTTACCACGCTTCCAGCTTTCTCCCCCCTCTCGCTTTTCATTCTCAGCGTAAACAAAAAAACATTCTTTGTTAAAGTTAACATCAGAATTAAAAACTCTGTTGACTACTAACACCGGCATCAAAGTTCCTCCGTAACATACTTGGAATACCAAACCATCGGTGGGTTTGCTCTGGCAGAAGCAACCTTGTACTTCATCTCAGCCTTGGGCCAGCAGTGTTCTTTGAAGTCACAGAAAGAACAGGTAGTGCTTAACACTCGGTTGCCTGTCTTTTGTTTCCTGTACATCTCAGGTTCATCTTCTAGCTTCTGTATCTTAATCGTAGGGTCTTGAAGCACTGTCATGTTGTACTCTGCCTTAGCCAGAGCCGCTTCACGCTCTTCATCCTGTATGGATGGGGCGTTACATACCAACAGTTCACCGGAAGACTTATTCATAACAATCCAACCACCGAAAGGTTTGTCTACGGCTGCGCTGTACAGGTAGCCCTGTAGCACATAGCCAAATGGATCGTTGTCTTTAACCTTGTTGTAGTTTGCAAACTTGTTCATGTAAGCGTAAGGGCTTGCAGTTTTAATGTCCCACACCTTACCATCAATGATTACATCAAGGGTGCCATTAACTTTAACACCAGCTATTTCAAGCGATACCTTTTCTTGGTATGCCTCGACGTTTATTCCTGCCTCTTTCATTTCGACGTACAGCAATGACTCAAGCCAGTCCCCAAATAGGAACCTGTTGACAGCGTTGTAGTCCATCTTCTTGTTGACCTTGACGCCATCTCGTTCTAGCTGCTGTTGGCACAGAGGCTTGCCCAGACCAGACATACGAGGTCGCCACTTCTGTGTAGCCTTCTCGTTTGAGAACTGCCGTTCTGCTGACGCAATTAATTCATCTGACAAT